CCGTCGCCTACGCGCAGGTGATCATCGACTGCCTCGACAACGACATTGAGCTGAGCGGCAGCGGCTACCCCAATTTCCGTGACGTGGGCGAGATGACCTTCTACCTGCGCCGCGCGGAGCTACGGGAGACACTGTGGGCAGCGATTCGGGAAGCCAACGCTGCCGAAGAGGACGTGTACGCCAACGCTTGCGACGACGAGAACTGCGAGTGCCGCAAGGCCAGCGTGTTTCCTGACAACCTCCGCAGCGGCTGCGCTTGCAAGGAGGCTGTGTGATGAACCTCACCAAAGGCCACAAGGCCAAGATCGTCCGCGACATCATGGCCGACATCCCGGCGGTCGATCACACCGCGCAGGCGCATGTTCTTCTACAGTCCAAGGCCATCGAGAAGATGCCTGCCGAGGTGCGGGCGGTCTACGACAAGCCGGAGCTTCGGCGCTGGCTGGCGGTCCGCTTTGCCACGCATGCCAACCACCTCGGGGGCGGTAACATCATCTGGCAGCGTGAGGGGGAGCACGGACATGGGACGTCGCTCTATGCCTACCGCATCCACTACAACAACACTGCTGAGGACCAAGCGCTTGTGACCGAGGTCCAAGGACCGCTGGCCGACCTATCCCGCGCCGCCGAAGAGCAGTGGAGGGCGCGCCGCTCGATGGAAGAGAAGCTTGAGACAGTGCTGCGGGGCATCCGCACCTTGAAGCAGGCCAAGACCTTGCTGGAGCCGGAGCTGCACAAATACCTGCCCGCCGAGCCGCCCAAGGACATGAAGCCCGCGCAGGCATCGACGGCGCTGGTGCCGTATGTCGTGGCTGGCCTGCGTGAGATGGGGTGGCCCAAGGACAAAGAGGAGACCGCATAATGGACAGAAATTCGAAAACCCTCGTCGATCCGGGCGACGGCTGCAACAGGTTCTGCGTCTACATCAGGACCGCTGCGGGGCCTTGGCCGGACAGCATTGCCATCCAGCAGATAAATGGTGGGGAGCATGGCGAAGACTGGCTGACGGACATCGTGCTTTTGACGTGTGAGTCGCATACGAGCAGGTTACTTCGTGCCCTCAAGCGCAAGTCTCGGGTGTTCCGGACATTCAAGGATCAGGGGGGGACGATCATCGGCAGGGCGTCCGATGTGGGGCAGCTTTTGGTGTATACTGAAGACGGCGCGTTTGCCTGTATTTACGTGGAACAGCACGAAGACGCCCTGTATCTGCAAAGCCCTTTGCAGGTGCCTATGCTGATCGAAGCGATCAAGGGTTACGCTGCCGTGCTGGGCTGGGAGGTGGGGTGATGGCGCTGGGCGTAACAGGCGGCGTTTATGCCGTCTCCCTTGAGCGTGGCGACGACCCCGCCCTGCGGGAGTCTGACTTGCGCTGGTATCGGTACAAGTCCAACCCCACGCACTGGCGGCTGGAGGACTCGACGCCTGCCTACGACAGGGCCATGGCCGTGGTCCGAGCAAAGGAGGCCGAGGGCTGGACGGCCCGCGTCACCCACACTGTCGAACATCTGATTTATGTCACACCAAAGAAAGGAACCCAGAAGTGACCCACCTACACCCACGCTACAAGCCCTGCCCGGAGTGCGGGGGCCTCGGGCTGGTGCTCTACGAGCGCGTCTACACCCACAACTACGGCCGCGACGTGGGCTTCATCGAGGAGTACGAGGACACCTGCGAAAACTGCGGCGGCACGGGGCAGATCGAGGACGATGGCTACGACGAAGAGGAGGACGACAATGGCTAAGTGGAACGTTGACTGCGACGCCTTGACCAAAGAACCAAGGTCCGAGGGCCAAGACATCTTGGTCCGTCTGGACACGCTGTATGTGGGCCTTGTCAATGTCGGGCTGTGGGGGTCGGAGATCGACACGGTCCGGGAGGCGATAAACGAGATCGTCAACCTGCGGATCAAGCTCTTCGTGGCGCAGGCTCCGAGGATGCCGGAGGATGGCCAATGACCAAGGTCCGAGAGCCAAGCTCCATCGTCGAGATGGCGGAGATGTGCCGGAAGGCTTTACTTCTTGTTCCGGGCCTGTTGGACGCGGAGCAGGCGGATATCGAGGCTGCAAGCAATACGCTTAACGCGCTGAATGAGTGCGACTTCTACCAGATCGACGAGAGCATTGGTCGGGCTGCTGACCAAGTCTACGAGAACACCTTCGGCGGGAAGAAGACGGAAGAGCTTGTTCTGGACAGCGACTGCCGCCTGCCGTCGAATGTCTGTGCGTTCTGGTCCCCCGGCACAAAGATCACCTTCGAAGGCAGAACAGACAACCTTCCGTTCATGTACTTTGCCATAACCCACGGAAGCGATCCGGGGAAATGCTTTGTATACCTCGTCTCGCCCTACTTCGCGCCCATGTTTCAGGGGTACTACGAGATTGGCGTGGCGGACTCTCTTAGAATTAACGGAAGAGGAGACGACATCACCCGCCCGTATGATCAACAAATCTATTCCATGCACACGCTCACCGTTGCCGCCATGTGCTCGATCTTGAACCAACCCGGCTTCACCATCAAAGAGCCTGCCGGATCGAGGCAGGAGCGCCGCGCGGCCAAGCGCAGCGGGACTTACGCAGCCGACGCGTGGCACAAGATCACGTGGAACATCGGCGAGGAGGTCAAGGCCAAGCTCACCCGCGACGAGCCTGTGCGCTGCATGCCCCTGCACTACACGCGGGGCCATTGGCGCAGGGCCGAGGAGGGATGGAAGAACACCACGCTCCGCAAGGACGGGCTTTGGTACCAGTGGATCGAGGGCTTCTGGTCGGGGCACCCGGCCTTCGGCATCAAGAAAGCATATCACGCACCAAAAATGGGAGACGCAGCATGACAACAACAAAAACCTGCCCAGAGTGCCAAGGTTCGGGAACCCAGCTCTTCGAGCGCGTCCACCGCCATTCCGCATCCAACGACAGCGGCTTCATCGAAGAGTACGAAGACGAATGCGAAAACTGCGGCGGGGTGGGCCTGATCGACGACGATCTGGATGACGACGAGGACCGTGGCGATTGGCTCCTGCACAAGCTTCAGGACGACTACGGCGAGAAGGACGGCCAGTGGCTGCACGACGAGATCAGGGAGGAGAAGCATGGCTAAGTGGAAAGTGACGGACCAAGTGCCCTTTGATGGCGCGCTCCGCATCATCAACTACGTCTCCGGGACGCAGCGGGCGAAGGACATCTTCGGCAACGAGGGCCCAGAGACGCCCGTCATCAACTGGCGGATGGAGCAGTTTTGTCCGTGGGGCTGGCAACCTGTGCCTGTCTACCACGAAGAGGCTGACGGGACGCTGACGGAGATACCGGAATGACTGACCGCACCCTCACCCCCGAGGTCTACGGCGACTTCGGCCTGTTCATGGAACAGATGGGCCTGCGGCCCAAGCACATCGAAAATACTACGACAACCCCCCAGTCTAAGGTTTATCCCAAAGCGGAGACGAGCGACTGGTACAAGCAAGGCAAGGAGTGCCCATTTTGACAAGCGAACAACTCAGCCCGAACATGACGAAAGAACACCTCGACGCTGTCTTCGCCGCCCTGCCCAAGGACATGAGCAACGGTGAGCTCTGCGCCATCACGCTGTCGATCTACAGCGAGTACTTGGATGGCCCCGGAGAGATCATCTCCGCGCTCATCAGCACGATCTACACCCTCGGCCTCTATTGGGGGATGAGCCGGGAGACCGTCTCAGAAGGTCTTCGGAAGACGGCAGACATGTACGACGAAGAATCAGCCGAAGAAACGGCGCATTGAGATCGGCCAATTATCGGCCAATTAATTGGCCGATTACCACAACACACGGAAGGAAAGATCATGGCTATGGAATTGAATTACGACCCGTCCAAGGTCCGAACGTCCAAGGTCCGAGTAGCATCGGCCGCCGCATCAGGCGTGGTGTTCGGGTTTATCAGTGACGACACAAGCGCGGGCCAGCCCGAGGCCGTGGCCATTGCTCCGGCGATGGCGCGGATGAACAACCTGCGGATCGGCGAAGTGATCGATGTGTCCTACGTCCCCAACTTCCCGGAGCATGCTCATCGGGTTCCGTGGCGGGCGGTGGCGGTCTACCGGGACGAACCGCGCGAGGAAGCAAAGCCTGCCCCGCTCGCCGCCATCGCCGCGCTCGCCGAACCGACCCCTCCGATCCATCCGTCCCGTCAGACTCTTGAGCAGCAGGTTCTGGACGTGGTCATGGGCGGCGAGGTGTGGAACCGGGCCGAGGTCTATGTCGAGCTGTTCAACGAGCGGTTCGATTCATGGACAGCAACCGAGGTCCAACGCGCGAAGTACAACGCCATAGGAGCAGCGTTGCAGCGCCTGCACGACACTTCGAGCATCGCCTGCGCCAAGGTCTACGCGCCGGGCAGGAAGAATGCCACCTCTGTCTACTATGCCAAGAACACCTATGTCCTCGGGCGGGCGCTCATGGGGCTGGACGTAACCGAACAAGAAGGAGAAGCATGATGTTCTGGCGCAGAGAGCACAAGACAATGCCCGTGAGGGACGTGCAGTCCGAAGCGGTGGCGGCGATCATACAGGGGTCGGCGATCCTGCCGTCTCGGCGTCTGACAGGGGCGATCTTCACTGCCCTGCTCGACAACCCCGGCATCAGCGTGGCCGAGCTCGACGAGCTGGCCAACAAGATCAGCCGCCTTGCGTGGAACAGGGGGCGCAGATGACTTGGCGCGTCCCCAATGCGGTGCAGGCGGCGCTTGACGAGGTGTCAGCGGCGGGCTTGCAATACACCGTCGAGGACGGCGGCAAGCACTACAAGGTACGGGTGGCCGGGAAGCTGGCCGCCATCCTGCCCAAGGGCAAGGGCCTCAAGTGCGAGACCGACCGCCGGGCGCTTCTTAACATGCGGGCACAGGTGCGCCGCGTCATCAACGAGGTGAGAGCATGAGAGACTTCTGGGACAACGCCGTGCCGCTGGCAATCACCGCCGTTGCGGGGCTATTTTTCTACGGCATGGGGCAAATCATTTTTGCCGACTTGGAGCGAGGTCAGGTGCGCTACGAGCAGTGCATCGCCGCCGACAAGCAGTGGGTGCAGGGGAGTTG